AGCGGGATGGGCAGCAGCCCCTTGTTCCTAGCACCGATGCCGATGAACCGCTCGACACGCGACTCCTCGATGGTGGACTTAGTACCCAGACGCACCGCGCAAAGGTGTTGCACGACGGGGTTATCGTGTTCCGATAACTCGATGAAACCTTCATCGTTCTTAGCAAGAGCATAGGTCTCCTTACCCGTGGTCAGGCTCGTCTTCATGGGCGGCTCGATACCGAACGAGCGCAGCACCTCAGCGAACTGCGGGTTGCTTGCCAACTTGGCGCGGACCTCCTCCTCTGTACCGACCTTCAGCACATCCATGAGGCTACGCAAGAGCGTGGCCTTTTCATGCCTGATCTCATCTAAGCGGTCTACGAGCAGCGCGTCGTTGATACGCAGCACGGGTTGAGTGTACATACGCAGCGTCATGTCGATCAGGTCAAGCTCGTTCGACGGGAAGCCCTCGTCCAGAAGCGCAGCAAACAACTTGAAGGTCAGCTCCACGTCGTTGATGCAGTATGCACCGTAACGCGCCAAGTCTTCTGGCGTGAAGTCCTTGCGGTACTTGCCCAGAGCGTTGATGACCTCAGTACCCTTCTCGCCTAGCCGATACCGCTCAGCCAGAGCCTTGAGAGAGCCACCCGCATCCACGCCATGAATGGCACGGGCCATGCACAGCGTATCGAAATACTTAGCCGGGACGATGCCGAACGTGAACGCCAAGATAGCCCCATCAAAGAGCATGTTATGGCAGAGCAGTGCGCTGTTCGCCCAGTCGATCTTGTCGAGATACGCCTTGACCTCGGCCTTGGTACCGCTGAACCACTCAGGCTCACCATCGTCAATCTTTACGCCGACACCGATGACCTCAAAGCGAGGGTCACGGATGTACTCCTCCGTTGTCATGCGAGACAGGGAGTAGTCCTTGTCGTAGAACGTCTCGAAATCAAGTGTAACGAAACTCATAGCACCACCTCCTCAAATTTACCAAACCAAGATGAATCATCGTGAGTCCACCGCACAGATACAGTCTGCCCTGATTCCTTCACAGCCCCGGCGAGAGCCGTACCACAATGCCCACAGATGACCCTCCACCCGATGATGCGATACCGTTCCTCAAGCGCAGCGGCATTCGACGCAAAGTCATCGAGGAAGATTTTGTGCTTGCAGGTCACGGCTTGATCCTGTTTATCCACTTCCCATCAATCACTATGTAGCCTCGGGCTATCAGTCCTTCTACGGTCCTGCACCCGATACCTTTTAACTTGTGCATACGGAACGATTCAGGGTTGGCGAACACCCGCTTGCACTCAGCGCACCTTCTTACCTTTTTTGGGACTACCATTTTTCACCTCCACTTCCATTCGCTTTCTCCACCCTGCATCCCACGCAAACTCCCATGCAATGCACCACAGTTCGTAGTAGCACCCGCCAAGCGGGAATCTGAGTCCGCGTTCGTCTTTCGGGAACCCGTGTCTGCTCAGGTTTTTACCGTCCGGACTACGTATAAATCTGTCCCACGCCTTTTCCCGGTCAAGGTCGGCTATCGGGTATCGGACGCAATCCTCAACGGACTTTGCTTTGAGCCTTACTGCCTTTGCCATTTTCCAACTCCTTCACTCGTCTACGTAAATAAACAATCTCATCACGGCACGCCCAAAGCACGCTGCCTACCGTCAGGAACTTGAACTCGGTCGTAGTCCCTGTGTTGTTGACCTCACCCGGCAACTCCCGGATCAGGTCGAGTATGTCTTCTTCTGTACCCACATCACTGCTCCTTCGGCAACATGAATATCGGCGTGTACTCACCGACGTAAGACCCGACCACGTTGTACTCCATCCACTCGATAGCCTCCTCGTGGGTCATGTCCTCACGCAGGATAAGTATCTCCACGCACTTGTCGTAGTCATAGATGGCAATCAGTTTTGTATGCTGCCACCCAAGCCCGATGAGCGCGTCCTCAAAGCCATCGGCGTACAGCGTGTTCGGGTCAAGTGGTTCGTCGGTCATGATTTGTTTTCCTCACCCCTTGCACGGATAGCCTCTACAGTTCGTTGAGCAGAATTATCAGACTCGCACAAACCATAAACAATTTTGCAGCAAGCCTCGCGCTCATGGGCGGCAACGAGGGCGGCAAACTTCTCAAAGCAATGCTCTGGCATATCGTAGACAGAGAAATCGCCGTCAAAAAAAGCCCCTGCCTCTTGCGCCATCCGTATCACATCATCGCGGTTCATCGCGGCACCCCCCGCGCACGGATGGTATCGGCGCAGTCTTTGGCTGTTGCCTCCATGTATGGAGCGTGTTTTCCGCCAACTTTTGTAAACGGGTCTTTTGAGACACCATCACACACCCGCGCACACGCCTCGCGCTCATGGTCGGCAACGAGGGCGGCGAAATGTTGGAAGATGTCAACAAACCCTTCGTAATTCTTCGGGGTCGGATTGTTCTCTTTCGCTCCAACTTCTTGCATCCATCGAATCACATCCTCGCGCTTCATCGCGGCACCTCCTGCAAGAGTTCTCTGATGACCTCATCAACGCGGTTGACCTTCCACGGGTCTTGAGGCGGGTCGGTCAGCAGCATCCTGCCGTGCGAGTTCAGCGCCAACTTCAACGCATCCCGCAGCCGCTCGTTGTCGGCCTTCAGCCGCTCGGCATCCCGCCGCAGGGTTTCGATGTCCTCGCTCGGCGCGGCGAGGTGGGCGCGGAGTTTGATTGCCAACTGCGACATCCTCACCCCGCCAGCGAAAGTCCTCTGCGCGGCGTCGTGCGTCAACACATCAAGGCACTCGGTCAGCAATTCACGGTCGCTCACGGCTGCACCTCCTAATCCCGAATGATTCGTTTCGCGCCGAGTTTTTTTCCCGGTAGTGGCTGTACCAAATAACCCACGGGAATTTCCGCAGGGATAAAGCCCTTCATAAGGTGCAAGGCATGGATCTCTGCCCCGCCCATTTCATCCGCAAGTAATACAGCCTCCTCTCTGGTGGCCTTGATGAATGTGACAAAATCTACAATTTTAGTTTCCATGTCTTATCTCCACTGCGTCACGGCAAACAAAAACCCAACGACGGACATAAGCAGCACCGCTCCAAGTATGACGCTCAGAGTATCAATCGTGCCGTCGGCTTCCGCCAGTTTGTCTTTCAGGACAATGATTTCTTTGTCCTTGAGGAACAGCGAGTTCTTGTGTAGCGAGTTCTCCCGCAGCAGCTCCCGTATCTCTTGGTTCAGCCTGTCCTTGCTGTACTCAGGCTTTCTTTCGTTATCCATGTCCCACCTCCTTCTTCACTTGTTCGCGGACAAGCACGAGCAGCTTACACAGTACATGCGTCTGCGGTTTGTCTTTACCTGCACGCAAGAGCGAGTCGAACTCAGTCGCGTACATATCAATGATGTCCCACCGCAGCACCTCCAACTGACCGTCGTCGCCGATCTTGGCCCACACCGTCTCGGGGTTCGCTATAACCTTTGTATGTTCCTGCGGGATGATGAGATACGCCTCATCGTCATCTTTGATCTCACTCATAGGTCACCTCTTTGGCTATGTTCATCCACTCTTTACCGTATTCAACTTCAGTCCAGTCCTTGAACCACGGCCCACCTCGCGTGAAGTGCACCGCTTGCGGGTTCGGGCAGTCATCCTTGGTGTGCCACCCTTCTAAGTAGTTGTAAGCAACCGGCAGGTTACCGATGCATGCGTCCCACAAGAACCTGAATTGATGTAAGTACATACCAGACTCACGGTTCACGACCTCGGGGGTCAGTGCCTTCACGTGCAGGTGCTCACAGTTCCACAGGATCATGCTCGACCAATTCTTGCGCGGATACAGGTGCTGAAACTTGCCGTCCATCTTGGTGGCTTCCTTCGGCTTGTAGTCATGCTTGACCACAACTGCACCATAGTACGGGTTCATGTAGTCCTGCAGCGCAGCGACATCACCTCGCCACAAGAAGTCGCAGTCCATGAACACCGCCCACCCTTTGTACCCTGCAAGATGTGGCACCAAGAAGCGTGTGAAGGAGAACTCCGTGGACGAAAGCGGGTCATGCTCACGCCAGTACAAGTTCTTTTCACGCATCTCCTGCTGCTTGATGGGTTGGATATCGAGCGGCACAGACGTGTGCTTCTCCAACGACCGCTTGCAAGCACGATACGCAACGTCCTCGCGGCTATCCCAACCAATAAAGATTTTCATCACGACACCTCGAATAGTTGCTTACGCGTTGCACCCTTGTAGTGCAGTATCTTCGCATCGTCGGTCTTGTGTTCGGGCAGACATCCGTAGATGGACTCAGGGAACGTCGCCACTTCGTTCGACTCAGCATAGACACGCAGAGCCTCTTGGTCGCCGTACCACTTGCGGTACTTCGGGTCGAGCGTATCGTAAACCGCTAACAAGTCTTCCCAGAACTTCGGGCCATCAGTCACCAAAGCACAGAAGACATACGGATACACTTGATCCATCGTCTTTCCCTTGTGCTCGTCAAAGACCAACCCGCGCAACTCTGTGTTGAATCCACCGTCACAGTTGAACGACCTACGACAAACGGCAACCTCGGCATCGGCAAGCATCATCGCGGGGTCTATCTCGCCCTGCACAAGCATGTCCGTGTCCAAAAATATCGTCGGACCTTCCATCGCCAACCTAGCGTAAGCCTTGATCCGACCGTGGATTAGCTCGTCCCGGTCTATCTCAATCTCAAACCTGTCCGACACCCCCATGACATCCGGTGTATCTGTATCTGTACACATGACGATGTACGCATTGGGGTTGTATCGCAGGACAGACTTGACCATCTTCTGCGGATGAGAGATGTCATCACCCACATGGAAAAACGCCACGACCGGCGGGTCTACATAACCTCGACGGTGCATCACATACTCTAGTGCATCCTTAACCTGCTGCAACTGCAAATCCCACGGCGCGTTCATGTTCTCGCGCTGATATATCCGTACACCGGGGTACCATAGACTATGATTACCCGCACGGTTGTTCCAATACCACAGTTTGTTGGCATCAAGCAGCAAGACCTCCTTGCCCATCGCCCCTGCCAGATGCACCGTGGCGCAAGATGGCGAGATGATGACGTTACATATCTCCATGAGCGCAGCGACGTTCTCCAAGTCAAAGAACGTATCGATATGTGTGGTGATGAGGCTCGGGTGAAAGTCCCGCCCCTCCTCTTGCGCCTGACCGTACTGCAGGTTGATGAACTTGACCCCCGGCTCATCGAGGATGTGCTTGAAGTCAGCCAAGGGGACAGACTTGTGTGGCCCGATGACAGGAGCGGTGCTCGTCCAAGACAGTCCAACAATAACATCGTCTTCCTTCAACCCGTACTCTTTACGCAGCCTCGCCACGCGCTCAGGGTCAGCCTCGACGTAGGAATGCCCCCATGTGTAAGTCGAGATGTCCCCAACTGAGTCGATGAAGTATTTACCCAGTGAGGCTATGGGGATGTGCGAGTCATGCTCGGACATCTTTACACGAGAGTTGTGCGTCAAGAACTTGACGTTGTCGGCTTTGCACCCCCGCTGCAACAGGTTCGTCAGGCGCAGGTCCACCATGACCGTGACCTCATCTACCTCCTTGGCAAGAGCCTCGATGAGCGATGCGTAGAGCAGTTGGTCCCCGATGCCTTGTTCACACCAGATGAGCGGTCGTTTCAAGCCCTTGCCACGCTCCCACTGCGGGTGCTTGGTGTGCAGCTTCGGAGACTTGAATGTCTTGCTCTGCCACCGTCGCTCGTAGCCTTCCCAACCCTTCTTGAAGTCACCCATCTGCAGCGAGAGCAGACCCATCGTCCACGCCGCATCTGCGTTGTTCGGCTCAAGTTGAGTAGCGATTTCAAAGTGCTGCCGTGCCGACTGCCAACGGTGCATCTCCCAGTGGCAACGACCGATCTGTAACTCAGCCGCTGTGAAGACTGGCAGTGCATTGTGGATGTTGTTAAGCAGCCCGATGGCCTCGTCATACCGACCTGTGTTGGCGGCATCGAGTCCTCGTTTGTACAGGTCCTGAGCAAACTCAGGTAGCGTGCGTTGTTTCGTTTCTTCGCTCACCAATAGTTCCCCCCTCGTCCGATACTGCCCCGACTGCACCGCCAATTAGGTGGCGGCACCCTGCGCCATGCGTAGTGAGCCTCGTACTCACGACGCTTCCACCAGTCGATCAATGCACGGATCATGTGGCCTCCTGTGCTACGACTTGTAGCAGAGACAACGGGATGGACATAGCGGTCTTCCCGCCATGATGGCGCGGGTAGATAAGCACACGCCCCGGTGACTCCAACATCATCGCGTTGGCTACACCCTTCTCGATACCCTCAAAGTCATCAAGCACAAAGACCGTGTGCGGAGCCAAGATTTTGTTGAGCGGCTCTTCATCCTGCTGACTCAAGCGACCATCGAGATAGACCAGATCGACCTTGACTTCTTTCGATGCCAAGTCAGCAAACATGTCGTGCGACATAGTTTTCGGGTACTGCTTGATATGCGATGGCAGCCCCAATTTGATGTCGTTCGACCCGTCGCAGGTGTAGATATCCGCGTGCACTGAGAGCGCAGCGTCGATGACCCTTGTGGATACGCCGATGAACGTCCCCACTTCAGCCACCACGTCGGGCTTGAAGAACTTGACTACCTTGTACAAGTCCCCCGCATCGTTTTCACCCAACGACCCTGTGTTGTAGTCGGCCTGTTCCCTGAGATGTTGCTGCTTCTGCACGATGTCTTGGATTTTGCTCCAATCCACGTCAACCTTCTCGTCGATGATTTGCCAGATTATTTCGCTCAAGCGGCGGCGACTTAACTGGATGGGGCGGATCATGCGCCCTTCCTCGCGTCTTTCATCTTCCTCTCTTCTGGATTGCCTTGGTACCTGACCTCGACCTTGGCAACCGCGTCCCATACCTCGGACAACTCAATCAGGGTGTCGTACTTGCGACGGCACGCCCGAAGCTCAATGAGTGCAGTCTGAATCAGATTCAACCGCAGCGCATCATCACTCATCACATCGTTGATGTGACGGTATCCGGGGAAACCCGAACCCGCCTTGCGATCCTCGATGAGCGAGACCAATGCACGCACCGAAGGCTTCTGATCATCGACCGGCTTTAACACAAACAGGCGAATGATCCTGCTCGCATAAGACAGCCGCGCCTGCTCTGCCGCATGACTGTCATCCCACAGACCTTGCTTCTCGAAGTCCTCCCACAATGCCGAGTCCGTATTGGCTCGGGCAAAGGCCACGATCTGTTCTTGTTTAAGAAACCCCCCGTGTGTTACACGGAGGGCATCCAGTTCCTGATTAACTCGTTCACGCAGCGACGACATCGACCACCTCGCCTTGAATGTCAAACAGACCCCAACCCATGCCCGCACTATTCTTGGAGTCCGGGCGACCTTCACCGATACCAACCTGCTGACCGACTCGCATCATCAAGTTGATGATGTCATTGTGGCTGAACATATCGCCGTCGTATCGAACACGCACGGTCATCTTCCAGTTCTTCCACATCGGACGCACTCGGATATCCACCGCCCCGTTGTCGTTGCGAGCATACGTCGTGTGACGTTGCGGCTCACCAAAGATCCGAATCAACGGCGTCTCATCGTCCACATCGTAACCATCTGCCAACACGAACGCAGCGAGCTTGGCGTGCGTCATCTTGTATCCGACCGTACGACAGGCCGAAATCATCGCGTTTCTGAATGCACCGGCTGGCACACCAGACCAACCCTCATGGGTCAAGTGCATCGCGCCCGAATACACTTCGTCAAAGTTCTTCGGCTCACGCTTCCTCTTGCCCGTTGCACGGGAACCTTCCTTCTGCGTAGCAATGATCTGCTCACGCGCTTTCCGACTGAACTTGTTAATCACAAGCGGAGCCGCACCCACAATGTTGATCTCTGCAATCCGAAACTTCGGAGCCGGGATCTCTACCTTTTCAATCTTCGCATTTTCCTTCGTAGCCATTTTCAATTACCTCTGTTGTTAATTACTAAACACACTTACTCAACACTCTAAAAAAGCCCGAACGATTCCGGGCGTTACCAAACCGTGCCACACCTAGCGTTGCCTGCGATGCTGAACCATGCCCCACCTTGCCAAACCGTGCCTCACCTCGCCTGCCCGTCCAAACCTCGCGCTGACTCACCTAGCCCGAAGCCGCCATGCCTGCGATTCCTTACCATGCCTTGTCCAACCGGAACTTGCCCGACGACTCCACGCCTTGCCCGTCCGAGCCTGACCGCGCCTGCGATTCCTTACCTCGCCCCGCAGCGCCAAACCAGTACGCACCTCGCCTCACCATGCCTGCGATGCCCAACCACACCGGAACATACCCCGCCTAACCGCGCCGCGACGGGCCTTGCCTGCGATACCAAACTGAACCCCACCATGTCATGTCATGTCTCGCCACGCCTTGCCTTACCTGCGATGCCAAATCCCACCCTACCTAACCGGGCCTTACCGAACCTTGCCTGCCTTGTTACGCTCGCTTCCTCGCGTCGATCTCGCGCTTGAGATACCACAACGCCTTCTCCAAGTCCTGCACAGGGTCGCTAGCCTTCTTACCGGCACGGCTGATGTACTTGACGGCGTTACCCAAACGGAAGTTCAAATCTTTGGCTTCGATGAAGTCGATGACTTCGATACCACCGGCCTTGTAGTGCGGAGGATGGTTCACGAGGTCGGGATTCGTTTCACCCGCCCACTCCTCAATTGTCATCTGTTTCGCTTCGGGCTTTACCGCTTCGACTTCCTGCGACTTCTCGCGTTCCTTCCAGATGACAGTCCAGACATAATTCTTTGAAACACCAAGAGTCTTAGCGATGTAATCCGCGCTCTTACCCTTCGCCAGATAGCGGCGAATCTTTGCACTCATAGTCACTTGATCAACTCCTCTAATTTACTGATATTGGTTTCATCAACTACGAAGGCTCTGCCACCCGCATCTCTGATGCGTTGCATCGCCGCCTCTTGCAAAGCCGTGGGCTTGTTCCCACCCGCCTTACATTCAATCGCCACGAACGCACCCCGATAACAGACTAAAAAGTCCGGTGTGCCGCTCAACCCATATCCGCCGGTCGCAGGCATCGCGTAGTACGCGCCCAACTCGTGAAGAACCTTCTTCACCTTGATCTTGATTTTGGCTTCGGGAGTCATGCCACCGACGATAAACAAATCTTTACTTACTTGTCAACCCCGCTCGCACCGGCTCGCACACGGTTTAGAACGGGTCCAAACTCTGTGACTGCACCGGCTCATCAAGCGGCAGACTCAACTGCATCGTCATCTGCTTGGGCCTACACCACCACTCGCGCAGTTCGTAAAGCTCGCATTCGTGGTCGAAGACCTGTTGCTGAATCCACCCATCGTCGTCCTCAACAGGAACCCACCAATCGTTCTGAATCTCGATCATCTTCATGTTCGCACCTCAAGGCTCGTCAATCGAAACCGCCGAGCCACCATCCAACTCCGCCGCCGCGTCCGAATACAAGTCAGGCACAGCATCAGGGTCTACAGCAACCGGCTTGGGTAACTCATGGTATGTCCCGTCCTTGTAGTGGATACCGACCAGACTTACCCACTCGACCTCTACCCCGTCGTCCAAGTAGAAATCGAGGGTTGCGCTGAATTCAGCCTTGAACCCCAACGCCCGACTTGTGAACTCGAACGGCGAACTGTATTGACGCTTTTTGCGGCTCATGCTCGCACCTCCCGGTTCTTCGGGTCTTGCTCGACCCACCGCATCCACTCACTCAAAGTCTTCCGCGCCTCGGCTCGACTGATCCCAAAAGCCCCTTCAAGATAGGGCGCAGCCCCGAACATATTGGTCGCCCCGCTCTCACGCAGCCGATTCAAAAACACAAACCGTTCGTCAGTTTCGTTCATGCTCGCACCCCCAGTACTGTTTCAACCGAACGCATAGCACGCCGAACCTCAAACTCGGTCAGGCTCGACGCAAAACCTTCAGCCAGTTGCTGCGCCTCACGCATCCTATCCTCACTCGGCGCAGTCACAGCCAAAAATAATGCCAGTTCCAACGCCTCACGCGGCGTCTGTGGCGTTTTTAATTCGATGGTCATGTTCACCCCTCCTTTCCTTCTATCTCTTCCGACTCGACTACCTCGACCTCGATAGGATGGTCGATGAGGATGATGCTTTGACCATCGGTGAGTCCGTTGATGGCCGTCCACGCTAGGGATTCGGCCTTGTCACGCGCCTCTTCCTCGCTACGCGCCTTGACCTCGACAGAGACAGACAGCGTGACATCGGATTTCAGTTCAACTAGATAAGTCTTCATATCAACCCTCCCTCAAGAAATACTTGCGCCCGTTGTCGTCATCATGCAAGTCCTCGTCCTCGTAAAACTCGGTGTCGTAGTCCCAGATTTCCACATCCACACCGTCCGGTGCTTGGATAACCTCGGGGATGCCCCCGTTGATGGTGATGATCACTCGCTTCTTGTCAGTCATGTCTTGTCCTCTTCTGTCCAATCAAACGCAGTTAAAACCTCGTAGACAACAAACAATGACAGCTTCAGAGAATCGGCAATCTCTTTCTCCTTCATGCCGTCCTTGTAGTACATCGTCAAGATTTTCAAGTCTGTGTCGTTCATCTCACATCTCCTCCTTGTCTGCGCCGTACATTTCTTCGACCCACGCGCTGTGCGCCCCGGATTCGGCACAGAATCTGTCGCACTTATGTACCAATGACTCGACGATGGCGTCGGCCTCGTTGCTGTCGGGGTCTTCAATGCCTTCAAACTCAAACACCACCAGAACCCGCAATGATTTCTTCTCGTTCATCTCACACCTCCTAGCGTGTCTTGTACTCGCCATCTTCAAACGCCTTGATGACTTCTTTAACGGTGGCGACAGAGAGCCGCAGTTCATCGGCTATCACCTCTGCATCCATACCGCCGTAGTACATCTCCAGTATTTGCAGGTCTGTGTCGTTCATGACTCGTCATCCTTGTGCTTGATTGCCTTGCCAATCACCACCCAATCCTCATAGTGGTAATCATTCGGATCAAGTCCACGCCGCCCCATCTCACGCCGGAACGCAGCCAACAGCGCGTCATAGAGCGCGTCACTTATCGTGTCGATGTCCAATTGAATCTTCATCTCACACCTCCTCATCAAAACTAGCCGTGTCACCATCAGCGTAGGCAAGAGCCTCTGCAATGTAGCCATGCGCCTCGCAGCCCTCCTCGACTAACTTGTACGCCTCACGCAGCGCGACCGCGATGCGGTTCAGCCGTTCTTGTTTGTTCATCTCACACCTCCTGCCGCAGCGCGGCATCTGCTGTTTCAGCAACCCAAGTGATTATGTTCAACGCCTCGTCGCGGGGCAGTCCTGCGATGTCGTTTGTGACCTCATGATGGATCTTCTTCAACGCTTCACGCAGCCGCTCGTTCTCCTCACGCAGCCACCTGCACTCCAGACTCGATGCCGCCTCATCCCGCGACAGGAGCGCGTGCTCGTCCTTCCACCACTTGTTCTCCTTACGCAGCCGCTCGACCTCGCTCACCTCCTCGCTAATCAGCACATGGTCTTGTTCCACATAGTCGAACGCTGCATCCCACATCCGGGCATAGGTTTTCTCGTCGCTCGTATACCAAAGCAAAAAGTTCTCGATGGCTTCAAGCGCAGCGCGTTGCTTGGCGTTCAAATTGTCTCGGTTCATCTCACACCTCCTTGTCTTCAGACACGCTAACAACATCAAACGCCGCGACCGGGGTGTCCGCTGTGCATAAAAAACTCATCTCGTCGCTAGCAAGTTCTTTAGCGTCGGCCTCGTTCTCTGCACACACCCACACCTTGACCATCACGCAAAACTGTTTCGTTTCCGCTTCGGGCGACGGCATCTCGTCCTCATCCTCAAAGTTGTCGGGGTCTTCCGACCAATCCGTCCAGTACGAATCACCCTCTCCATCGGCGTAGAGTTCCGCAAACTCCTCGTCGGATATCTCCGTGTTGAGGCAGGGCTTTGAGCAGTAGTACTCGATGCCGGACTCGATGCAGTAGCCCTCGTTCATGCCGCCCTTACACGCTGTGCATTCACGGGCAAACTTCTTTTTAGCCATCGTTCGCATCCTCATTGGTTAGTTGAGTAAAACAATGTTTCTTTACAATGTAGCCGATAGTACCACCGGCTCGCACCCTGTCAAGTACGCCAAACCACTTTTTTTCAATCTTTTTTGGCGGAGCGGTCGCACCGGCTCGCACCTAGTTTTTCCCGGCCCTGCTCGCACCAGACCTATCCGGCTCGCACACGCTCGCACCCGGTTCTATTTCAGGCTCGCACGGCGGGGTCGGGTGGGTCGGGCCGCTAGGGATCAAAAAGGGGGCGGTGTCAGTCCCGCCCCAAGCCTCACCGGACAAAACGGGTTAGCCTATAGCATTATTTTTGCCGCTCGCATTGCTCCGCAATATCCGCGCACGCAAGCCACAAAAGGCGGGAAAGGTTGTCATCATGCTTCGCCAATTCCGCGTTATCCCACGCGCCCCATCCTCGCAAGCTAAGCGCCACGGTTTCAGGGTCGAGTCTTTCTAACTGTTCCGCGATATACGGCACGGCACGCAAGGCGGCTATATCATCGTCGCATTGTCCCGAATGGTAACCCGTCGCCGCATCCTCAAGGTCTAACTGTAGCTCTATATACCCGTGCGAATCCGACCACCATTCCCGTACCCCTGTTTCGTTTGTCATGCTTCGCCCCCCTCAGTTAAAAAACCGGGACGCAAGGCCGCGTCCAAACTCACGCCGAAAGTGTCGGCGCATCCAATCCCCGGCGGATAGACCGTTATAGGTCGCGACCGTATGCAAGGGGGCGTCGGGATAACCGGGGTTCCGCGTAGACTTCGCCGGGGTTCCGTGGGTTTTGTACTCCGGCTCCGGCATTGAATTTTCACGCGTCCAATCCCATAAGGCCGACGCGCACAACCTAGCAACGGCGGCGCGGTATTCCGTGGGGAAGTACTGGCCCGTACAGTAATCCACCTTTACCCCGCCGTCCGGGGTCGCTTCAATGCTCAACCTTCCACCGCGTGCCGCGTCTAGCAATTCCTGCCCGGTGATGTTCGACCACTCAATCCGTCGCAGCAAGGTCCGCGCATGGTTCAAGTCCCGCGTGATTCTCCGCATTTCAGCGCGGTAGGCTTGCGGGTCGCCGTAATTGCAGTATTCCAAGCCGGGCCGCTGACGGATAAACCGGTCGAGCGCGGCGAGAATCGAAACTTTAAGGGTGTCGGGTGTCGTGTCCATGTTGTCCTCGTTTTGATCTATTAGGGTTTAGGCTCATCAGGCACCGCGTCACGGTGCGACCGACTCGCGTCGGTTTCGCCTTGGGTTTAGAAGATGCGACCGTCAGCGGTAAAGGTGTACTCGTTAATTTCTAGGCTTTCGTCCACGGCCTTATCAGATAGCGAATACTCCCAGTCCTCGCGCCATGCATGAAAGGCCGCGTGTATCGCAGCATCAAAGGCGGCGCGGGGGTCGCCGGTCCGCTTCCATTCGTCGTAAAAGGTCTGATATAGCGCACAATCAAGGTGATACCCGGTCGGCATTGCGTCCCGGTTGATCTCCCGCAGCTTAACCCCGCGTAGCATCTCCGGCGGCATCTCTAACCGGTAGTCGATAGGCGCATAAGGCCCGACCGTCCAATCCTTTAGCCGCGCCCCGTACTTGTCGCAAAATTTTTCTATGCTATCCCGGTTTTCGGCACTCCAAGGGTAGGGGTCACAACTGCGCCACCAATCCCGTGCGGCCTCTTTCGCCCGGTCGGACAATTCGGAAAAGGTAAAAATCTGAATTTCTACGGTATGCATGGTTCAGCCCTCCGCCGGTATCAATGCGCCATTGCATTCGATCAAGTGGCCCCACAAGCCAAGCCGCCCAATCACGACTTCGATTTGTTCTTGTGCCCTTGAGGACGCGGCACGATGCAGCGCGGCAAGCATCCGGGCGGACATGGCGGGGTTGATGGCGGCGTAGGCTTCGGCCTTTAACGCTTCGCGCCGTTGGTTGCGTGTCATGTTGTGTTCTCCGGTAGGTGAGGGAATCGACCTAGTAAGTATACATATCTTTACAACCTACAACACGCCCGGACGCGAAATTTTCTAGGCCGGGCCTAGCCGGGCGGGGCCTTGTGCCGGGTTTGTCCCGCTTGTGTCAGCGGGTCGGAAATGCTGACACAAAAAAAGTTTAGTAGAATCAATAGGTTATGCGTTTCTTGTGTCAGGTTTTGTGCGGGTTTTTCTTTACTTATTTTTGCGAAAAACCGGGCGTGTCGGAGCGTAAGTAATTGATTTTATTAGATATAGATAGTAATAAATAAAGAATAGAAAAGGCGTTTTGTGTCAGAAAAAGGCGATTTTTAAAAAATGAGCGTCCGGCAAAATGTTTTTTAGTTTTGGGGACACTTGCGGCGGTGCCTTTTTGATCCCGTCGCGCTACTGCATTTTCCCCCGCCCCCCTGATTTTCCTGACACAACGGCACAAACCCGGTTTTTTCCCTTACATTTCAAGGCTTTACCTTGTGTTGCTAGAATCTACCTTTGACACAAGGCCGGGACACGGCCCAAAAAACCTAGCCGCGCCAATGGGTTACGCTTGTGTCAGCGGGGATTTGATAGAATTCCGTTGCACCGCTCACCGGGTCCGCTAGGCTTGCCCCGTCCGCTAGGCCCGGCGCGGTCCGCCGGGTGCTACATGATCCCCACGGGGTTAGCGCGACCCCGACCCGGCCCGACATGGCGCGGCCCGGTACAGCCAGAAACAGAAACGCGCCGCTAGGCCATCCCGTCCGCCTTGTCCGCCGCGCCGACCCCGCCGCCGAAACGGGCCAAGCCCGACCCCACCCTACCCGGCCCCCCCGCGCACAGTTTGGAGTCCCGCGCTCGCCCCGCCCCGCTTTGATCCACACAAATCACCAGACCTTTTTCAAATTCTGGCTAGGCTGACCCCACCCCCCTCGTATATAGAACCCCCCCGGTATCAAATTTGGTACCATGGCCTTTATTGGTATATATTTCGCAACAATGCAGCCACTTGTCCTAGACATAGAAGAGAACCTTGCGCTTCCGGCAAACGCGGCGGAGGCGTTGCCTGACTTGACTCCTGCACAGGAGTTGGAGATGCGGGCGCGGACGATCAAGTTTTTATCTGATGTATCGGGTCAGCCGATCATCCCAAATGATTCGGACAGTGCGCTCGCACACGAAGTCGCCCGTAAAATGGTCGAAGACCCCAAGACCAAGGTGGATTACGCGATATATCCCAATGAAATGATTGCGTTTTTAGCTGGCATGGTCAAACAAATGAACCATGCGCTTGTAGATGACCTTGCGGATCTTAAAAATTACGTGGTAACAGGGCTGGTCAAAGAGATTGAGACTGCGAAGGACAGCAAGACTCGCCTCCAAGCCCTGACTAAACTAGGCGAAGTAGACGGCGTAGACGCTTTCAAGAAGCGAAGTGAGGTCACGCACGTGGTCAAGCCCATCGAAGAGGTCGAGAAGGAGCTTATGTCGGTGCTTGAGGGTATCGAGTACCGCGTTGTAGGCGAGAAAAGTGCTGCAACTGACGCCTGAAAACCTCGAAAAGCTGAAAACTGCCCTTCCCACCATGCCGGAGAAGGAAAAACGGCGTGTCGCTGAGCTTCTTAAGCAGTATCAGACCCAGATCACGCAGAAGTTGGGCAAAGATTCGTTCCTAGACTTCATCCAGCACGTCTATCCGGGCTACAAGGTGGGTCCGCACCATCAGAGATTGGCTAAAATCTTCGAGGATATCGAGGCAGGCAAGAAAAAAAGAGTCATCGTCAACATCGCTCCGCGTCATGGCAAGAGCGAGATGATCTCGTACCTAGCCCCTGCTTGGTTCTTAGGCAAAAACCCGCAGAAAAAGGTCATCATGGCGTCCCACACCGCTGATTTGGCGGTGAACTTCGGTCGTCGGGTGCGTAACTTGGTCGGTTCGGAGTCGTATCGTGACATCTTCCCCAATGTATCTCTTCAAGCCGACAGCAAGTCTGCGTCTCGTTGGGGTACGAATTTTAACGGTGAGTATTTCGCTATTGGCGTTGGCGGCGCTCTTGCTGGCCGTGGTGCCGATCTCTTTATTATTGACGACCCTCATTCTGAACAGGAAGCTAAGCAAGGTCGCGCAGACGTATTCGAGCCAGCATGGGAGTGGTTCCAGTCAGGCCCTGTCCAGCGACTGATGCCGGGTGGCTCAATTATCGTGGTGATGACTCGGTGGTCGAAGATGGACCTGACCGGCAAGATCGTAGACCACATGACCCGTGAAGACGAGGCAGATGAGTGGGAAGTGGTCGAGTTCCCTGCGATTTTGAACGAGAAACCGCTATGGCCAGAGTTCTGGAGCATAGACGAGTTGATGGGCAAGAAGGCTTCGATGGACGTGCGGTACTGGCAGGCCCAGTACATGCAGCAGCCGACTTCGGAGGAAGGTGCCCTCATCAAGCGCGAGTGGTGGCAGGTCTGGGAGAAAGAGGACCCGCCTCATTGTGAGCACATCATCCTGTCGCTCGACGCTGCCCAAGAGAAGACCAACCGGTCGGACTTCAACGCCCTCCTGACTTGGGGGGTGTTTTTCAACGAAGAGACTAAAAACTACAACATCATCCTGTTGAACTCCATCAAGCAGCGGTTGGAGTTCCCGGAACTGAAGCAGTTGGTGCTGGAGGAGTACAAGGACTGGCAGCCCGACACCTTCATCGTCGAGAAGAAATCGAACGGCGCGGCGCTCTATCAGGAGATGCGTCGGATGGGGGTGCCCATCTCAGAGTTCACGCCGGGCAAGGGTCAGGACAAGATAAGCAGAGTAAACGCCGTATCAGACCTCTTCTCTTCCGGTATAGTCTGGGTCCCAGACCGCCGCTGGGCTTGGGAGGTGGTCGAGGAGTGCAACGACTTCCCGAGCGGGTCTAACGACGACTTGGTTGACGCGACGACTTTGGCACTCTTGAGGTTCAGGCAAGGAGGGTTCATCCGCCTGCCGACAGACGAGCCAGAGCCGACGAAGTGGTTCAAGAGCCACCGACGCGAAGCCTACTACTAGGAGAATTTAGATGGCCATTGACAAAGCACTGTATGAAGCTCCGGTTGGCATTGGTGCCGCTGTCGAGCCTGACATCCAGATTGAGATAGAAGACCCCGAAGCGGTCCGCATCAACCTAGACGGTGCTCTCATCGAGCTGATGAAAGATGAGCCTCGTGCCGAGGACTTCGACGCCAACCTCGCGGAGTACATGAGCGAGGGAGACTTGCAGAGTCTGGCAAGTGAGTTGATCGGGAACTATGAGCAGGACCTCTCCAGCCGCAAGGACTGGCTGGACACTTATGTAAAAGGGCTGAAGATCCTTGGCATCCGGTACGAAGAGCGTACGGAGCCGTGGCCGGGTGCGTGTGGCGTGTTCCACCCCCTCCTCATGGAGTCGGCGGTCAAGTTCCAGTCCGAGACCATCATGGAGACCTTCCCTGCGGCAGGGCCGGTCAAGACCAAGATCATCGGTAAGGAGACCCCGGAGAAGAAAGACTCCGCCATCCGTGTCTCGGATGACATGAACTATCAGTTGACCGAGGTCATGAAGGAGTACCGCCCTGAGCATGAGCGGATGCTGCTCAGCCTCGCCTTGGCAGGCAACGCCTTCAAGAAGGTTTACTTCGACCCGAGTCTCGCCCGACAGGCGGCGATCTATATCCCGGCTGAAGACATCATCGTGCCCTACGGTGCGCCGAACCTTGAGACCGCAGAGCGCGTCACGCATCGGATGCGTAAGACCAAGAATGAACTGATCAAACTGCAGTACGCAGGGTTCTATCGAGACATCGACTTGGGTGAACCGGTCCGCACGATGGACGAGGTGGAGAAGCAGAAGGCAGAGGACCAAGGCTTCTCAGCCACGATGGACAATCGGTTCCAGTTGCTTGAGATGCATGTCAATCTTGACCTTGCTGGCTACCCGGATACGGATGAGGACAACAACGAGACAGGCATCGCTCTTCCTTATGTGGTGACCATCGAGAAGGGCACCGGGACGGTCTTGGCGATACGAAGGAACTATAGAGAGGATGACCGACTTAAAGAGAAGCGGCAGCACTTTGTCCATTACGGATATATTCCCGGTTTTGGCTTCTATTATTTCGGGCTTATCCACCTCATCGGTGGGCACAGCAAGGCCGCGACCTCTCTCCTTCGCCAACTTGTCGATGCCGGAACTCTTAGCAATCTTCCGGGTGGTCTCAAGTCACGTGGCCTGCGTATCAAGGGAGACGACACCCCCATCGCTCCCGGCGAGTGGCGAGACGTAGATGTACCCTCGGGTGCGGTGCGCGACAACATCCTGCCGTTGCCCTATAAAGAACCCTCGCAGACCCTTGCGATGCTCTTGGACAAGCTCGTCGAGGAAGGCCGTCGTTTTGCTGCGGTGTCGGACCTGAAGGTCTCGGACATGTCTTCGCAGGCTCCGGTTGGTACGACGCTTGCCATCCTTGAGCGCGTGCTTAAGGTGATGACGGCTGTTCAGGCCCGCATCTATTACACGATGAAGCAGGAGTTCAAGCTCCTCGCCCTCATCATCCGCGACAACACCCCGGACGAGTATTCGTACGAGCCGGAAGTCGGCAAGCGCAGCGCCAAGAAGGCTGACTACGATGACGTAGATGTCATCCCGGTGTCGGACCCGAACGCGGCCACGATGTCGCAGAAGATCGTGCAGTACCAAGCAGTGCTCCAGTTGTCCCAGACCGCCCCGCAGATCTATGACCTGCCGCATCTGCACCGTCAGATGATCGAGACGCTTGGTGTCAAGAACGCCGACAAGATCATCCCGTTGCCTTCCGATGCCAAGCCGCGTGACCCCATCACCGAGAACATGGACCTGATGACGGGCAAGCCGACCAAGGTGTTCATGTATCAGGACCACGAGGCTCACATGCAGGTCCACATGGCGCTGATGCAGGACCCGAAGATCGCTGCGACGATTGGGCAGAGTCCGCAGGCTCAACAGATGCAAGCGGCCATCCAAGCACACATCATGGAGCACATGGCGTTCCAGTACCGCCGTGAGATCGAGAAGCAGTTGGGCGCGGCGTTGCCGCCCCTGCCGCAGGATGATAACGAGGAGTACGACCTGCCGCCTGAGTTCGAGGCTCAGCTTTCTCAGCTTGCTGCGGTTGCCGCAGCGCGTGTCTTGCAGAAGGATCAGGCCGAAGCGCAGATGCAGCAGGCTCAACAGCAGATGCAGGACCCGCTTATCCAGATGCAGCAGATGGACCTGCAGATCAAGCAGCTCACCGCGCAGACCAAGGCGCAGCAGGCTCAGATGGACGGGCAGATCCGCATGGCTGAGCAACAGCGCAAAGCTCAAAAGGATATGGTGGACGCCGCTGCCAAACTCGACGAGTTGGAGCTTCGCAAGGCCGAGATCTCCGCTTCGCAGCAGCTTGATGCAGCACGCCTTGGCGTAGACATCCAGAAGGACAAGGCTGCCCTTTCTGCCAAGCAGCAGATCGAGGGGGTCCGGCTTGGGCTTGATATCGGCAAGGCGCGGGACGATGCGGACCTGCGCCGCAGGGGTACTGAAAAGTGAGTTATTCAAACGCTCTGGAGTACTTGGACTCAAAACTCCAAGAAGAGCGCATGTTGATCGTAGACACCCTTATCCAAGGCAAATTGGACGAAGGTGAATACAAACGTCTTTGCGGGGTATTACAGGGTCTTGAACTCGCAAAGAACCACATAAAAGACCTTGCAAAACGCTTGGAGCGCGACGATGAGTAGCATCAATGTAGAGAAGACACAGGAAGAAGCCACCAAGGCCAAACTCCTGCCAGAACCGAAAGGCTACCGAATCCTGTGTGCCGTGCCACACGTGGAGGAGGAGTACGAAGGCGGCATCATCAAGGCCGAGGATACCAAGAAGGTCGAGGAGCAGACGACGGTCGTCCTGTTCGTCGTCAAATTGGGAGACCTCGCCTACAAGGATGAGACCCGCTTCCCGACCGGTGCGTGGTGTAAGGAGGGGGATTTTGTGCTGACACGACCCTATTCCGGCACCCGCGTGGTCATCCACGGACGTGAGTTTCGCATCATCAACGACGACACGGTGGAAGCGGTGGTTGAAGACCCCCGTGGCATCCGTCGCGCATAGGAGTAATTTATGGCTACTGAACAAACCGAGTTCAAATTTCCTGATGAAATTGAGTCAGAAAAAACTCAATCAAAACAGGAGTTTAACGACGAAATTGAAGTAAAGGTTGAGGATGACACACCCGAGGAAGACCGAGGTCGTAAGCCACTGCCTAAAGAGGTAGTTAACGATTTGGAGAATGACGACCTTGAGGAGTATTCCGATAAGGTCAAAAAGCGTCTTGGTCAGATGAAAAAGGCGTGGCATGACGAGCGCCGCGAAAAAGAGCGTGCAGCGCGGGAGCGGGAGGAAACCTACCGTTTTGCCCAAGCCCAGATGGAGGAGAACCGTCGCCTCAAACAACGTCTTGGGGTGGGGGAGAGAGCCTTTGTTAATGAGATGACTAAGGCGGCTAATACCGACCTAGGTGTAGCGAAAGATAAACTAAAGACTGCTTATGAGTCTGGCGATGCTGAGCAAATCGCCGTTGCTCAAGAAATGCTGACTGATGCAAAACTCAAGTTGCAACAGTTCGCCCGGTTCCAGCCTGCTTTACAACAGCAGGATTCAGGAGTACAAGTAAACCAACAGGTACCGACGTTACCTACGTATTCGGCTCCAGTCATTGACCAAAAGGCCGAGGCTTGGAAGCA